CTTGTATCCGTTCTCCGTAGTATTAGCTATTGGGTTAGGGCTTAACCAAGCAGGTACGATCCTAGGTAGCATGGCTAGTGTTTACTTTGTATCTGTAGCAGCTATTGTTGCGGCATTCTACGGTGGTCAAGCTTACACGAAAGGTAAGAAGTAATGGCACGTAACCTTACAGAAAAACAACAGCGTTTCCTAGAAGTCTTATTTGATGAGGCTGGTGGTGACGTAGTAGTAGCTAAGAAACTAGCAGGGTACGGAGAAACATCCAGTACAACAGCCATTGTGGAAGCATTGAAAGATGAAATCGCAGATAAAACACGTACTTATTTTGCTCGTACTGCGCCCAAGGCTGCTATGGCTATGGTTGGCGCTATACATGACCCTACTGAACTAGGCATTAAAGAGAAGATGGTTGCAGCTAGAGACTTGCTAGATCGTGCAGGACTTGGTAAAGTTGACAAAGTAGATGTATCATCCAGCAGTGGTGGTATCTTCTATTTACCATCTAAGGAAGGAACAAACGAATAGTAACACAACGTGAGCTTGGTTACTGGCAATTACCAAAGCCTACTAAGGGTCATGAAAAAGAATGGCACGTAATAGCTAGAACCACAAAGAAAGTACCGTTTGGCTATGCGGTACATCCAGATAATGAAAAGCTACTTGTACCAGTAGAACATGAACTAGAAGCGTTAGAGCTTGCAAAGCGTCACCTCCAGCAGTATAGTTACCGTGCAGTAGCGCAGTGGTTGTCAAAACAGACAGGTCGCTACATATCTCACATGGGCTTAAAGAAGAGAGTAGACATTGAGCGAAAACGTAAAAACGCGGCTGCAATTAAACGCAAGTTTGCCAAGTGGCTCCAAGAAACGCTTGACGAAATCGAGAGGCTCGAAACGAAAGGTGTCGGAGCCTACAAGCGTAGAACAAAAGACTGAAGGTCCAGACCCTATTGTTACTGCCCCAGCGCAAGTCAAAGCACCTGAGTATGACGTAGATGTAGCACAGGATGTCGTATTTAAGCCAAACCCTGGACCACAGACTAGCTTCTTGAGTGCTTCTGAACGTGAGGTACTTTATGGTGGGGCAGCAGGTGGTGGTAAGTCATATGCCATGCTTGCAGACCCGCTACACGGACTAAATAACCCTAACTTCTCTGGTCTACTTGTACGTCATACTACAGAAGAACTAAGAGAGCTTATACAGAAGTCTCAGGAGTTATATCCACGTGCCGTGCCGGGTATCAAATGGTCAGAGCGAAAGTCTCAATGGACATCTCCACAGGGTGGTAGACTCTGGATGTCATATCTTGACAAAGATACAGATGTCACACGATACCAAGGTCAAGCTTTTAACTGGATTGGATTTGACGAACTTACTCAATGGTCTTCACCTTACGCTTGGGATTATATGAGATCACGTTTGCGTAGTGCACATGCAACAGATTTAGGTCTTTACATGAGAGCTACGACAAACCCCGGAGGTGCAGGTCATGCTTGGGTTAAGAAGATGTTTATTGATCCTAGCCCTGCTGGTAAGGCGTTTTGGGCAACTAATCTTGAGACAGGAGAAACAATTACCTTCCCTAGGGGTCATTCTAAAGAAGGTATGCCTCTGTTTAAGCGTAGGTTTATACCTGCAAGTCTGTTTGATAACCCATACCTTTCGGACACAGGCGACTACGAAGCCATGCTTTTATCGCTCCCAGAGCACCAAAGAAAGCAATTGCTGGAAGGTAACTGGGATATTAATGAGGGCGCTGCGTTTCCTGAATTCAATCGTAGCGTTCACGTGGTTGAGAAGTTTGACATTCCTAAATCTTGGGTTCGTTTCAGGGCTTGCGATTATGGTTATGGTAGTTACACTGGCGTTTTATGGTTTGCTGTTTCCCCTGAAGAGCAACTAATAGTGTACCGCGAAATGTATGTATCTAAAGTTACTGCATCCGACTTAGCGGATATGATACTAGAAGCGGAAGCTGAAGACGGTGGTATGAGATACGGTGTGCTGGATAGTTCTTTGTGGCACAATCGTGGCGACACGGGGCCATCCCTAGCAGAACAAATGAACATGAAAGGGTGCCGTTGGCGTCCATCAGATCGCAGTAGAGGCTCGCGTGTCGCTGGTAAAAACGAAATACACAGGCGGCTACAGGTAGATGAGTTTACAGAGAAGCCTCGTCTGGTATTTATGGACAACTGTACAAACACTATTGCACAGATTCCAAGTATTCCTCTGGATAAGAAAAACCCAGAAGATGTAGATACAAACGCAGAGGATCACCTATATGACGCTCTACGCTACGGTATCATGACACGTCCACGCAGCAGTATATGGGACTTCAACCCAGCAACACAACGCACTGGTTTTCAAGCTAGTGATCCAAAATTCGGGTACTAATACATGGCAGAACAAGAAGAAATGTTTGAAACAGATGAAGTCGTAGCTGCAGAGCGTAGCAATGACAAACTGTTCAAAGAGAACGCTAGTGTAGAAGCTTTTGTGCAAGAGCGTTATCGCCGTGCAGAAGATGCTAGACGTGCAGATGAAGATCGTTGGCAACGTGCATATCGTAACTATCGAGGTCTATATGGATCAGATGTACAGTTCACGGATAGTGAAAAGTCACGTATCTTTGTTAAAGTAACTAAGACTAAAACACTAGCTGCATATGGTCAGATTGTAGACGTACTCTTTGGTAACAACAAGTTCCCGCTTACAGTAGACCCTACTATCCTACCAGATGGGGTAGCAGAATCAGTACATATCAATATTGATCCTAATGCTGCACAGGCAGGTGGTGCACTAAACAGCATCACACAGAATAAACCAGCTACACCTTATCTGATTGATGGTGGTACAAATCTTCAGCCGGGAGAGACTTTATTAGACCTACAGAAACGTCTAGGTCCACTGGCAGACAAATTAGAGTCTGTATCAGAAAAGATTGTAGAGGGTGACGGTACTACACCTACTACAGTATCTTTCCATCCTGCTATGATTGCAGCTAAGAAAATGGAAAAGAAGATTCACGATCAGTTAAACGAATCTGGCGCTAACACACATCTACGCTCTATGTCATTTGAAATGGCTCTACTAGGCACAGGTGTTATGAAAGGTCCGTTTGCTGTAGATAAAGAATATCCTAACTGGAATGATGAGGGTGAATATGAACCTCTGATCAAGACAGTACCAGAATGTAGCCACGTTTCTGTGTGGGACTTCTACCCTGACCCAGAAGCAAAGTCTATGAATGATGCAGAGTATGTTGTTGAGCGTCACAAGATGTCACGCACACAGCTACGTGCATTGAAGAGTCGTCCTTACTTCATGGATGACGCTATTGATATGGCAATTGCTAAAGGCCCAGATTATATCCAGAAACACTGGGAAATGATCATGGAAGATGATGACACACAGCCTACATCAGAGCGCTGGGAAGTGTTGGAGTTCTGGGGTTTTGTAGACACAGAGATTCTTGAAGAGAATGGTGTTAAGATTCCTTCTGAGCTAAAAGACCTAGATGAGGTAAATGCTAACGTTTGGGTATGTAATGGTGAAGTAATTCGTATGGTGTTGAACCCCTTCAAGCCAGCACGTATTCCTTACTACGCAGTGCCTTATGAACATAACCCTTACTCATTCTTTGGTGTAGGTATCGCAGAAAACATGGACGATACTCAGAGCCTTATGAATGGGTTCATGAGAATGGCGATTGACAATGCTGCTTTATCTGGAAACCTTATCATTGAAGTTGACGAAACCAATTTGGTGCCGGGACAAGATTTGTCAGTGCACCCAGGGAAGGTGTTCAGGCGACAAGGTGGTGCACCAGGACAGGCCATCTTTGGCACCAAGTTTCCTAACGTTGCGCAAGAGAATATGCAACTATTTGACAAAGCGCGAGTACTAGCAGATGAAAGCACAGGTTTCCCCTCTTTTGCACACGGACAGACAGGCGTATCGGGAGTGGGACGTACCGCTTCTGGCATTAGTATGCTTATGTCTGCAGCTAA